TGATGAATCTTTTGGCGTGGCTCGTGGTTCAGAATTGACAGTAACTCACGCTCATTCACCAACTCAATCAGTATCGTCATATCAAGATAACTTCTTGAGCGATGTGGTTACTGCCGTTGCGATCAACTCTCTCTTGAGTAATACTCATAAGTCAGGCGGCTCTAATCCTATCGACTTCCCTAAAGAAGAACGAAGTGTTGGAGTAAGTAAGTCTGAAAGTTCTTGGGGTTTTGACGACAGCGATTCTCGCAAGTCTGTCTCTAGTTCAATGGATACTTCTAGTTCATGGTCTTCAAGTTCTAGCAGCTCATCATCTGACTCTGGCCCCAGTTCTGACTGGTAATAATAAAAAGGAAAATATGTCTGTTACATTAAAGAACTTAGAAGGTGCTTTAGCTGGTGAGTCTATGGCTCATATCAAGTATCGTTACTTTGCTAAGTTAGCCCGTGCTGAAGGCTTTGAAGAAGTTGCTAAGCACTTTGAACATACCGCTGATCAAGAAATCCTCCATGCATGGGGTCACCTCGAACTGTTAATCGGTAAGCCAGATACCAAGCGTTGCCTTGAGTTGGCTATCGAAGGTGAGACTCACGAGTTCACTGTTATGTATCCAACTTACGAAGCAATTGCTGCTCAAGAAGGACAGGCTGCTGCACGTGGTGAGTTCCAAGAGCAAATCGCTGAATCTAAACAACACGCTGAACAGTTTAAGAAAGTTCTAGCATTGGCCGAGAAGCGTTTTTCTGCTCTGGCTAAAGTTGAAAAGCGTCACGCTGAAGCATATCAACAGGTTTGGGATGCAGTTGTTAATCAAGGAGTGAAATAATGGAATACGTATGTATCGTTTGTGGTCACGTACACGATGAAGAACTAGAAGGTAAGTGGGATGAACTTCCAGACACTTTCGAGTGCCCTGAATGTGGTGTTGGTAAAGAAGACTACGTTGAGATGTAAATGTTAAACCCACTAAGGAATGTTATGAATAGTGTAAAAATGAACCGCAAGGAATTGCTAAAGATCGTTAAAGAAAATGCAACCAAACACGTTGCTGACTACGAAGAAGCAGTTACCGACTATAAGGTTGGTGTCTTGAAGGTTGCTAAATCTAACCTGAAACTTGCGAACACGGGCGACCTTGCGAAGTTTACTTTCCACAAGATGCCACCAGCTCCTGTAAACTATGCTGACAACTACAGCCGTGCAATTCGTATGCTTGAGTTGTCTGTTGAAGAAATCATCGAAGTTGAAGAACATATCTTCAACCAGTTGGTTCTAGATGAGTGGGGTTGGAAACAGCAGTTCGTTGCTCAATCAGCTCTGTACAAAACTTTGTAAAAATATATTTGCCCTAGACTTAGTTTTAGGGTATAATTGTTACATACATTACTATGACTACCATGAAAGAAACTAAATGAAACTAAGTAAAGAAACCCTTGCTCTTTTTAAAAACTATGCAGGGATTAATAGCAACCTGTTGCTTAAAGCAGGTAGCAAACTATCCACTATCAGCGCTCAAAAGAACGTCATGTCTGACGTTACTGTGTCTGAGACTTTCCCCTCTGACTTTGGCATCTACGACTTAAACGAATTCCTCGGTGCGATGTCTATCTTCGAAGACCCAGAGTTGGACTTTGGTGATAAAGTTTGTAAGATTACTCAAGGTAACATGAGCATCAAATACTTCGCTGCTGACGCAAGCGTGTTGACTGCTCCAACTAAGAGCATTACATTCCCTGAAGCTGAAGTCAACTTTGAGTTGTCTAACCAGATGTTGAATATGATTCAACGTACAGCTTCTGTGTTGAAATCATCTGACGTTTCCATCGTGGGTGCTGATGGTAAGATTACTATCCTCGTTGGCGATAAGAAGAACGTCACAGGCAACTCGTTCAGTGAACCAGTTGGTACAACTGATAAGTCCTTCAAGGTAAACCTGAAGGTTGAAAACTTAAAGATGATCCCTGGTGATTATTATGTTAGTGTTTCAAGCAAGAAAATCTCTCGCTTTAAATCGTCAACTAACAGTGACTTGGTTTATTATGTTGCAGTAGAAGCGGACTCCACCTTCGACTTCTAATTTGACGTGTTTGGGGAGGGAGAAATCTCTCCCCTTTTTTATTTTATTATGGAGTAATTATGATTGAATCTCGAGATGACCAGTTCCTGTGGGTAGAAAAGTATCGCCCGCAAACTATTGATGAATGTATCCTTCCTGAAGCAATGAAGGAAACGTTTAAGAAATATCTAGACCAAGGTGAACTACCAACTTTTCTTTTCAGCGGTACAGCTGGTGTTGGTAAGACCACCGTGGCTAAAGCATTGTGCCAAGAAGTAGGTGCAGATTGGATTATGATTAACGGTTCTGACGAAGGTCGTCAGATTGACGTTCTTCGTAACAAGATTAAGAACTTTGCTTCAACTGTTTCTTTGACTGACGCTAAGAAAGTTGTCATCATTGATGAAGCTGATTACATGAACGCTGACTCAGTTCAACCAGCCCTTCGCTCATTCATTGAAGAGTTCTCTAATAACTGTCGCTTTATCTTTACGTGTAACTTCAAACACCGTATCATTGAGCCACTTCGTTCACGTTGCTCGAACATTGAGTTCAAAGTTGATAATAAAGAAAAGCAACAAATCGCTGCTCAGTTCTTCAAGCGTGTTTCTCAGATTCTGAAACACGAGCAAGTAGAGTTTGATCCTAAAGTTGTAGCTGAATTAATCACGCAACACTTCCCAGACTATCGTCGTGTTCTAAACGAACTTCAACGTTATTCCGTTTCTGGTAAGATTGACTCTGGTATGTTGGTAAATGTAACAGCTGAATCATACAAAGATTTGGTCAAATGTTTAAAGGAACGAAACTTTACAGAAGTCCGTAAATGGGTTGCTAAGAACTCTGACGCAGACACGCCTGTTTTGTTTAGAGAATTATACGACAACGCATCTGATTATATGGATCAATCTACTATCCCGAACTTGATTTTGGTTCTTGCTGATTATCAATATAAGGCAGCTTTCGTGGCTGATCATGAATTGAATATCATGGCAGCTATGACTGAGATCATGGTTCAGTGTAAGTTCAAGTGAGGATGATATGGAATTCCTAATCTTATTCGGTGCACTTATTGCTGGATTTTTGGCTGGTTGGAATGCACGTGAAGCATATGCTATTCGCCGTGTGCATCAAATCCTTGAACAAGTTGAAGGGATGGAAGACCTTGAAGAAGCTTCGGCTCCTGATAGAATTCGTCTTGAAATGCACGGTGATGTTATTTATGCATACACTGATGAAGATGGTACATTCATTGCTCAAGGTAGTTCTCTTGAAGAATTAGATTCTGCTGTCCAAGCACGTTTCCCTGGCAAGAAGTTTTCCATCAAAGAATCTAATCTAAAAGAAATGGGTTTATAATGACCCCATTCGATTTCATCAATGCAATTAACGCTACGAAGGAAGATCTATTCCAAGACAAGTTGGCGAGTAAAGACTACTCTCCATTTTTAGTAAACCGAGGACTGTCGTTTTTCCACGACACAGTTGTTCAGGCTAATATGATGAATATCCATTCATCTATTCCAAAGGATTGGCAATTTTACTTTTTACTAAATAGTGTAACTAAGAAGAAGCGATTTAGCAAGTGGGCGAAAGCCGACAAAGCTACTGACTCTTTACTTCTAGTACAAGAATATTACGGGTATTCTAGTGAAAAAGCCAAGGAAGCTCTAAGCGTCCTTTCCGATGAACAATTGAATGAAATAAAACAAAAATTAAATAAAGGTGGAAAATAATGTCAGAGATTTACTATGACTGGACACCCGATTCTATGCTAGAGGTAACACTCGCCGAGCCAGATAACTTCTTGAAGGTTCGTGAGACTCTTACACGTATCGGTATCGCTTCCAAGAAAGATAACACACTATACCAATCTTGCCATATCTTACATAAGCAAGGTCGTTATTTTATCGTGCACTTCAAAGAACTCTTTGCCTTAGATGGTAAAGATTCTAATATCACTTCTGGTGATATTGAACGTAGAAATGCCATTGCTGGTTTGCTTCAGGATTGGGATCTACTAAAGATCGTAGTCGCTGCTAAAGCTGAACAGAAAGCGTCTCTATCCCAAATCAAAGTCGTTGCCTTCAAAGAAAAGAACGAATGGAATTTGGTAGCCAAATATAATATTGGTAAGAAAATCCGTCCTCAAGCGGAATAAATACTTTTGTCCCACCTTAGGGACCGTTGTCGTCACGGATATGAGCTTGCTCATACAGGCGTCCGGATGAATAAGACTGCACCCCGTCAGTGTGCGCTGGAGAAAGTAACCAGCACCTACCATGCTTCGGATGGTAATTTAATAACCTCGCTTAATAGGAGAAAACTATGACAAATAAATCATTCATCCCTTCGTTCTTTAGTCAAGATACTTTCAAGGACTTCGATAAGTTCTTTGTAGGTTTTGACGACCAAATTGTAAAGATGCAGAAACTGCACGATGACATTACAAAGAACATCCCCAACTATCCCCCATACAACATCAAGAAGATTGATGATACTCACTACGTCATCGAGATGGCTGTCGCTGGTTTTGGCCAGACTGACTTGGACATTGAAATTGATGGTGGTAAGTTGATTGTTAAGGGTAATGTAAATGCCACTGAACCAGAAGACAACTTCTTATTCAAGGGTATCGCAGCTCGTGCCTTCACCCGTACTTTTGCACTTAACGATCAAGTTGAAGTTAAGGATGCTGAGATTTTCAATGGTATGTTAAAGATCGCTCTCGAGCGCCTTATCCCAGAAGAAAAGAAAGCTAAAAAAGTCGCAGTCAAAGAACGTGATGGAAAGCAATTCCTAAATGATTAAACTAATCGCTAAGATACAGACCTTTCTAGAAACCTTCCGACAATACAAGGTTGGTAAGATCAAATAAGACAAGGGGAGGAAACTCCCCTTTTGAATTATGGCAGTAAGAAAATTAACGGTATTGGATAAAGACAATATTATTCATAACCTTGTTAAGCTACAAGGTGATGATCGACGTCTTCGTTTTGGTACAACATGTAATGATGATTATATTTCAAACTATGTTACAAAATCCTTTGAACAGGATTCTCAGTGGTTTGGGGTTGATCATATCGATGGACACTTAGTCGCCACATGTCACGTTGCCGTGTATAACGGTGAAGGTGAGTTGGGTTGTTGTGTGGATGAATACTATCGGGGCGATGGACTAGCTCAAAAGATGTTTGACCGAGCAGTAACTTGGTTGCGTGTTCGTGGTATCACTCATGTGTTCATGCATTGCTTAACTGAAAATGGTCCAATGAAACACATCGCTAAAAAGAATAACATGGTTCTAGTTAGCGAGTATGGTGAAACTGAAGCAGCGGTTGATGTTAAACCCGCAACACCATCAACGTATATTGAAGAGGTTTACCTTGATCGTATAGCAATGTACGATATGTACTATAAAAATAATTTCCGTGTATTTGATTTTTACTGGAACCGTCATGCCTAAATAAAGGTATGATGAATGTCAAAATCACCCCCAATCTACTCTCGTTTATCACGGTTAGACGTGGTGACTGGATATTAAAAATTTCTGTTTTTAAAACCAAACATGTTTTGTTGGTGGCGCAGAATTATTATGCCACTGAGCAAATCATTATCAAGCACTTCAAACAACATGATGAAGCTGCGAACTTTATTGAAAATTTAATTGAGGAATAGTATGAGCAATGTAAAAGTATTTGTATTTAAGATGATTAACGGTGAAGAAATCATCGCTGAAGTAGTTAAGGAAACGGCCAGTTATTTTGAACTGAAGAATCCAGCTAACATTATGTTACAACAAACTGGTAATGGGCAGATGGGTGTTGGTATTGCTCCATACATGCCATATGCCGAAGGTAATGTACATCTATATGTTGGT